TATGGATAATTTCCAAAGTTGATGACATTGGGGTACGAAGATCAGAGCATGCATCAATCTGAATAATGGGTCTTCGACTAGCTATCTTGGTAACGGAACCTCTGGCGCTTATATCTGGGGCTCTCAGCTAGAAAGTAGTGTGGCTGCTACCAGTTACATACCTACTGACGCTGCTACTGTAACTAGAGCAGCTGATCTTCCTTTTTACACAAGCGGTACAGATACTCGCTGGATGTTCGCTCAATTCGGCGATGCAACCCTGGCAACAAATCGTTCCAACAATTTGCAGCGCTCAATAGGTAGCGGTTTTACGGATGTTGCAACTGCGCCAAAGGCTGAAATTGTGTTCACAGTAGGCGCCTTCGTCATGGCGCTGAATGTGAACGATGGAGCCGAGAAGCCTGACGGTTGGGCATGCTGTGCGGCGTATGACGACACGAGTTGGACGCCTAATCTTGCAACCCAAGCGACTGCTGGCCGTCTAGTTGCCACTGCTGGCCGTCTTACCGCTGGCATGCGCCTTGGTGAGTATGCCGTCGCGTACAAACAGCGCTCCATCTATCTTGGCCAGTATGTCGGGGCGCCCACTGTATGGAACTGGATGCAGGTTCCAGGAGGAGAAGCTGGGTGCGTTGGGAAAGAGGCCATTTGCGATATCGGCGGCGCTCACTTCTTTGTGGGCGACGATAACATTTGGATATTTGATGGGACGCGCCCAATTGCTGTTGCTGATGGCTCGGTGCGCCAATGGTTCTTTGAGAATTGCAGCCCGCAATACCGGTACAGAACAATTTGCACCTTTGACCGGCAGAAAAACCTTGTGTGGGTTTTCTTCCCGTCGAATAGTTCCAGCACTCCAGACTCAGCAATTGTCTATCACGTCGTTGGTAAGCGCTGGGGCATCGCCAATCGGTCAATTGAGGCAGCGCTGAACTACGTACAGCCAGGCGTGACGATTGATGGATTACCGGCATACTCCGCCACAATTGATGGTCTGGCCCCGTACTCATTCGACTCCCAGTTTTGGCTGTCTGGCGGCAGGTCGATGGCTTTCTTCGATACGACGCATCAGCTGCAGAGTCTTACTGGTACTTCTGTAGGCGCATCCATGACTACTGGCGAGGTCGGAGATGACTTTGCGGTGTCCACGCTCAATAGCATTCGGCTGCGCTATGCATTGGCACCATCTGATGCGACTGCGCAGATCTTTTGTCAGCAGAACTCAGGCATAGGCTTCACGCCATCGGATTCAGGGCTAGTTCTTGATGGGAAATTCGACGTCAGGGCGACTGCGCGCTGGCACAAGGCGACATTCACTTTTACGGGCGCCGTGAGGATCACGCATATGGATGCGAGCCTCACTAAGGCCGGGATGAGGTGACGCTAGTCATGAAGCTGAATACGACTCCGCGGGTTGGCGTGAATGATCCCTCTCTTCAGCGAGAGCTTCGTGAGCATGCCGATCAGGTTAATCGCCTGTCCGAAGGTCGTATTACAGCAAAGTACAACGCTCGTCCTTCAGCGCCTACTACAGAGACATGGGCGCAGGGCGATCAAGTGGCCAATTCAGCGCCATCCGAACTAGGTACAGCCGGGTCGAAGTACGTCATCGAGGTTGGGTATGTGTCGTTGGCGGTACTCCTGGCACCTGGTACAGAAGCGATTCCTGACGGGTAACTGATGACTTCACTGATCGTTGTGCCGCCAAGCCATATCGATATCGCATGGCGTGATGGCGCTTGCCGGCTTGCAGAGGCGAGCAACACATCTGGCGGAGAAATCACAGGCGATCAGCTCAAGATGATCCTTAGCCGAGGCGAGAGGACGTTGCTCAGGTTGGATCGTGATGGAGCTATCGCTGGATGGGCTGTTATCGGCGTCGAGCAGCTACCAAATTTCCGCGTCCTCTACATCTATGAACTGTATGCGCCGCATGGGCATTTTGAGGACTTCATCCCAGAACTCAAACAGCATGCACTAGCCATGGGCTGCACAAGATTCCGTTGTGCAGCAAAGCCAGCGCAGGCGCGTCTTTACCGAATGCTCGGCGGGTTTCAGCCGGTATATCAGGTCTTGGAGGTTGAACTGTGAATACTGAAGAACTGATCGCGCAAATCAGCGCAGAGTTCGGCGGCCCTGCCATTAGTGCGCTACCAAGCTTCAACGGCGACAAGATTCGCCCGCATAAGGGTGGGGGTGGCGGCTCAAGCACATCTACTACTGAAATTCCGAAAGAACTGAAACCTCTAGCAAGCGCGTATTCGAGCAAAGCCCTGGATTTGGCGAACTCCCCATATCAGGCTTATGGCGGCCAGCAGGTTGCTGATATAAACGGATTCCAGAACTCAGCTACTACTCGACTCGGTCAGATGCTGAATTATGGCGATCCTTCTATGAATGCGGCACGCAATACAGTCGCAAACTCGCTAAATTCGGGTCAGGCCGCTACGCAGAATCCTTATGGGTACATCACAAATGGCGGATCTAATCAGGCTGTAGGTAATGGAGGAGTAAACGCCTATGCAGGCCAGAATCCATATCTTCAGCAGAATATTGATGCCGCAATGGGCGACATCACCAGGAACTATAACAACGCGGTAGCTCCAGGTCTTACCACGCAGATGGTGGCGTCTGGCTCATTCGGGAATACCGGTGCGCAGGCCGCTACGCAAAACGCTTTAAATGATCTGACCAAGAATCTTGCCAATACTGCATCCGGGATGAGGATGCAGGATTATGGAAATCAACAGCAATTGGCGGAAAATCAGATTAATCGCAACATGGGCACGAATCAGTTCAACGCGAATCTCTCTGAAAATCAGTTGAATCGAAATCTTCAGACCAATCAGTTCAATGCCGGCCTCGGACAGGATTACGCCAGCCGTAACGATACACTTCGTGGCCAAATGCTCGGACTTGCTCCTGGATACGAGAATCAGCAGTTAAATGTTGCGAACAATTTCATGAATGCTGCGAACCTGTACCAGGAAAACCAACAGCAGAAGCTCGATGCCAATTATCAGAATTGGCTTGATCAGCAGAATGACCCCTATAAGAAGCTAGCAGCCATGGCCGGCGTATTTGGCTCGGGCCTTGGTCAGCAGACAACCACTAAGTCTTCCGGGGGTGGCAAATAATGTGGCCGATTCTTATCCCAATGGCGATTGGCGCAACTGTTGGCGCCGTGACCAATAAGAGCCCTCTGAAAGGCGCAGCACTTGGCGCTGGCATGGGCGCCGCTGGTGGTGCAATGGGGGGGTTGCTTGGCGGAGGTGCTACGCAGGCTGCAAGTGGTGGTCTAGGGGCTGCTGCACAGCAAGGTGCCACTAATGTTGCGGCCGGCATGGGTGCTTCGCCTGGCGCGCTGCCAAGCGCCGCCTCGATGGGCTTTGGCGGAGAACAGGCGGCTAGTGGTGGTCTGCTTAGCTCCATCGGCGACAAGCTGCAGGCCTTCAATACGGCGGCCCAGCCCTATGCCCAGGCCGCGAGCATTGGTCAGCAGGCTGCAGGACTGTTGACCCCGCAATCTCAGGAGCCGCTGGCTGCGCAGCCTCAGCAACAGGTTACGGGGCCCTGAGTCACTACAGCAGCTTGCACAGGGTAGCCAGAACAACCTGATCCAGCGCCGTCAACAAGCTATGCAACAACGTCGGATGATGGGGGGCTATTGATATGGCTGACAACACTGGAGGCCTGCTCGATTTCGTCCAAACCCCCATGGGCATGGGTCTGCTGTCCGCTGCATTTGGTGGGCTTGCGGGCGCGCGCGTGGTGCTCCGCTGAATAGTCTTGGCGCAGCAGGTTTGGCAGGGGTGGCTGGATACAATGCTGCCGGCGCGAATGCTTTGAAGAATCAGGCATTCCAGATGAAGCAGAGACAGATGGAACAGCTTCCCAGCCTGTACTCTACCGATGACTCCGGCAACACCTCGTTTGACTTCAAGCGCGGTGCTGCGCTTGGTCTTGATGCCAAGGACATGCTTACCTTTCTCAGCTCCCTAACGCTTCGAAAGCGAAGGTAGCGCGCACCCTGGAAGTACCCGGCATCAACGGCACCAAGCAGACTATCCAACTGGATGAGTTCGGCAACCGTGTTGGCGATGGCATTGATAGCTATGTGAAGCCTGAGATGGTCGACCTTGGCGGATCCAAGCAGTTTGTATTGCCTTCCGCAGGGCAGAGCTATGCCGTAAGTATGTCTCCAGGGGAAATGGCCGCTAACGCTCGTGGCTGGGCAGGTATCGAGAACCAGCGTCAGCAGAACGCGATCATGCAGGACGCCAACAACATCAATCGTCAGGCCCAGCGCACCCAAATCGTGACCGGCGCGGATGGCGTGAACTACCTGGTAGATAAGGGGACTGGAACTGCTACGCCTGCGGTTAATGCGAATGGTGGATCTGTGATGTCAGGCCCGCTTGCAGAAGCTCAGGCAAAGAACGCCAAGAACGCTGAGAAGCTGACTACGCTCATTGGCGAAGCGCGCAAGATCCTTCCTGATGCCACCGCAAGCGGGATTGGTGCGCAGGTCGATAATGCCAATCGCTTCTTCGGGAATTCCACAAAAGGATCCCAGGCCGCGGCAAAATTAGGCGTGCTCGGCGGAAATATGCTGATGATGATGCCGCGCATGGAAGGCCCTCAATCTGACCGTGATGTTGAGAATTACAAGATCATGGTCGGCAAATTGGGTGACCCGACTATCCCTGCCGCAGAGCGTGCTGCAGCGCTGGACACCATAGAATCACTACAGCGGCAATACACGGGTGGCATGCAGTCTCAGAGTCAGCCTAAGGCTCAACAGAAGACTGTAGTTCGAACCGGCACCTCGAATGGTCGCAAAGTCGTCCAGTATTCTGATGGGAGTATCGACTATGCCGATTGATCCCAGTTCTGTGCGGTGGGACGACGCGCCGATTGATGCTGGCTCTGTGCAGTGGGATGAACCTTCGCAACCTTCCGCGAAGACGCCGGCGCTGAAGGCACAGCAGCCTAGCGTTTCCAACGAAATGCAACTGCTCATGGATATCAACTCTGGCATCCAGAACGCGGCTGGCAACATCGGTGCAGGGGCTCTGCGTGGTGCAGGCTCTATCGGCGCAACACTGCTGGCTCCATATGATATGGCCAAGGATGCTATCGCCGGGAAAGGCCTATCGCTTGAGTCGAACAGGGAGCGGCGTGCAGGCATTGATGCTGGCCTGCAAGAGCTTGGCGCCAACCCGGGTAGTTTTGAGTACAAGCTAGGGAAGCTCGGCGGCGAAATTGCTGGAACGGCAGGTGCAGGCCCCTTGATTGCTAGCGGAGCCCGCGCCGTTCCATTTGTCAATGCTGCGGGAGCGCCGCTGATTGCCTCAATTGAGAGCGGTGGCTTTGCGGCTGGCGGACTATCTGGCCTTCCAGCACTTGCAACCCGGGTTGCAGGCGGAGCTATTACGGGCGGGGCTTCTGCAGGACTTGTGAACCCGGAAGAAGCAGGTCTTGGCGCAATGATAGGTGGTGCCATCCCAGGCGCCGCCTCCGTCATTGGAAGTGGTGCGCGTGCGCTCGGTAGCGCTCTAAGAGGCGGAGAAGTGGCGCCAGAGGTGGCCCAGTTAGCGCAAAAGGCTCAGCAGCTTGGGATTGATGTTCCGGCAGACAGGATCGTCAATAGCAAGCCAATGAATGCTCTGGCTGCCTCGCTTGAATACATGCCGCTCAGTGGTCGTACATCAACCATGGAGAAGATGCAGAGCCAGCTTAATCGTGCCGTAACTCGCACGTTTGGCCAGGATTCAGACAATGTGACGATGGCGCTTCGAAAGGCTAAGGCTGATCTCGGCGCGAAGTTCGATGATGTCCTGCGGAACAATAAAGTTGCTGTCGATGGTCAGTTCATGGATGACCTGTCCACCGCGGCACAGCAGGCAACCAATGAGCTTGAAACTGGCCAAGCAAGGGTGATCCTCAATCAGATTGACGAGATCATGCAGAAGTCTCCTGGAGACGTTATAGATGGGCAGGCTGCCTACAACGTCAAGAAGACTCTGGACCGGATCGGAAACAGAAACTCTCCAGAAGCATGGTATGCGAATGAGCTGAAGCGCTCCCTGATGGGTGCTCTCAACCGCTCCATGGCGCCCGAAGAAGCTGCAGCTTTCGGCAAGGTCCGGCAGCAGTATGGAACGATGCTGGACCTGCAAAGCTCGCGCAGAATGGCGCTGATGGTGATATTTCAATCGCCCGTCTGGCGAACATGAAGAACATCGGCAATCCAGAATTACAGGACTTGGCTGATATCAGCGCGCAGTTTTTGAAAGCGCGGGAAGGGCAGCATGGTTCGGCGCAACGTATTGTACTTGGAGCTCTAGGTGCAGCCGGTGCGGGATCTGGCGCTGTGAGCCCACTACTGATTGGAGGATCGATGCTAGCCGGCAGAGGCGCGAATAAGGCCCTGAACAGCCAAGCTTTGCGTAGCATCATGCTAAACCCGCCTTCTCAAAGTGGCGGATTGCTGACGCCCATCGGGAAAGCCTCTTCCAAGGTTCTCCCGCTATTGGTTCCGTCGCTTACCTCCCAGTAAGGCCTAGCCAGAACCCATAAATTGCAACACACACGACGATGATCACACCCTTGGCGATCATAAAGTCGATGTAGTCCATCTCGCCTCCAGCCAGCCTAGTGCTGGCTTTTGTTTGGGAGAAAATTATGCCAGTTCCCGCGTCTATCAGCGATCTATCCACGACGCCTAGCTCCAATAGCCCAGCTGGATCAGAGAGTCCTGGCCTGCTCGATGATTATATTCGCACACATGCTTCGTTTATTGCGCAGCTAAGAGATCGCACAGGTAGGCTGATTAACGTGCAGATCTTTACATCAAACGGAACCTATACGCCAACGAGCGGAACTTCTTTTGTGGTTGTTGAGCTTGTTGGCGGTGGTGGCTCTGGTGGTGGTGCGCAAGTTACAACGGCTGGCCAAGCTTCAGCAGGTGCGGGTGGAGGCGCTGGTGCGTATGCCAAAGGGCGCTTTCTCAGCGGATTCTCTGGGGTGGCCATTACCGTTGGTGCCGCTGGTGCAGCAGCAAGTGCTGGTGGTAACGGGAATGCAGGAGGCACAACCAGCTTCGGGGCCTTAATGTCCGCCCCTGGCGGTTCTGGCGGAGCCGCAGGTTCTGCAGGATCAACTGGGAATATCGTTAGCGGCGGAAACGGCGGGAACTCTTCGGCTCCTTCTGGAGGATCCATCTCCATGAGCAGCGGAAAGGCAGGGATGAACGGAATTACGCTGGGCGGCCAGGCCATGGCCGGATTTGGCGGTGACTCCATGTTCGGCGCTGGGGGCTGGTCACCCACCGGTGCTGGAGTTAGGCAAGGGTCTGGCTATGGCTCTGGGAGCTCGGGTGCAAATAGCCAGAATGCAGCTGCCCATGTCTCCATTGCCGGCCAGCCAGGCATTCTCATCGTCTACGAGTACGCATAAATGAAGAACTATGCCCGCATTGACGGCGGCTTGGTCGTCGAACTTTCGCGACAGATGGCGACATTACTGAAATGTTTCACCCAGATCTGGTGTGGGCAGAGGTCCCGGATGGAGTTAGACCTGCTTTGGGATGGACCTTTGCTGAAGGAAGTTTTTCGCCTCCGCCGCCTCCAACTAATGAGCAATTAATAGCCTCTGCGCTGCATCAGCGATCAATATTGATGGAGTGGGCAACACAGCAAATTGAACCTCTGCAGGATGCTATTGACCTGGATGAAGCAACCGATGAAGAAACTGCAAAGCTCAAAGCTCTGAAGCAGTTTCGTGTCGCCCTAAACCGGATAGAGCAGCAGGATGGATGGCCGAAGAACATTCAATGGCCAACCATGCCAGGCGGCGCATGATGCCGCTCACTGAAGCGCAGCTCCTGCGCATCTACCCCAACGCCAGCCAGAGAGCTGGCGTTTTTGTTCCTGCTCTCAA